CCTCGCGTCGAACGCCAACACGTTGGCGGCTAGCGTCGCCAATGATTCGCAGACCGTGGCCGACACCGCTTCCATGGTCGCGGCGAAGGGCGAGACGGCCATCGCCGCCATCGATTCGACGGTGCGGGCGGTCAAGGACAAGGCCGAGAGCGCTTCCGCCGAACTGCCTTCCGCCGGCACCCCTGAAGGCACCACGGAGGAAACCGGCAAGGACTCCACCGGGGAAACGCCGACCGGAACCGTGTCGGAGGAGCCCGCAGCCAAGGCCGTGAAAGCCAAGGCCAAGAAGGTTACCGTGAAGGAGGCCTGACCATGCCAGCCCTATACGCCGGCAAACGTGTCGGCAAACCGTTGATGAGAAGCCACACGTACAACGCCATGTTCAACGGCAAACTCGTATGGCCCCTCGACAAGGACACGGTCGTCTCCATCAGGATCACGGATGATAAGGGCAAGCCGTTGCCCAAGTCTCTAGCCGTCAACGGCACCCTGAAACTGGGGGCGAAAGCCACGTATGCGGACGGTCATGTTGGCGATCTGCTCACCACCAATGACGTGACGTTCACAAGCCGGGACACTTCCACCGCCACGGTTTCGGGCAACACGCTCACGTGGCGGCATGGCGGCACGATTCTCGTCACGGCCACCGTCAACGGTTTCACTTCCGCCGCCGCGTCCATCGCCTCCGCCTACGCTCCCGAGTCCATCGCCGTGACGGACGAGTCGGGCGCGACCGTGACCGCCCTGACCTTGCGTGCGGGAGATGAGAAGCGCCTCAACGTGCGTATCCTGCCCGCCGCCGCCTCGCAGGAGTTCACGGCCGAAACCGGAAACAAGACCATCGCAACCATCAAGCAGTAACCATTAAGGATGTAATAAAAGGAGGCCAATATGGGCGCAATATCAATCACAGGTAAGAGCATGGGTGCCACGAGTCTGAAACTGACCGCAGGCAAGATCACGAAAACCGTGCCCGTCACCGTATTATCCCGTAACCTGCTCGCCTATGGGCCAGCGTCGAGCAACGGACTGACCGCCACCGTCAACAGTGACGGGTCACTGCATGTCACCGGCACCGCCACCGGTCAATGGATGGGCGTGTCGTGGACGTTCCCCCTGCACCGTACAGGGCAACGTGATATTGAGCAGGCCCACCAGTATCGACGGTCTGACCGTCAGCGTCAAATGTCTTGACGCTGACGGTGGTCAACTGGGTGCCCAGGTTATCGTGGGTAATGCCGTTGCAATCCCTGCCGGCACCGTCAACCTGCGCTTCGAAATCCTGTGTACTGAGACCACGCCCACCGCGAAGGACGGCGACTTCCGAATCCAGTTGGAATCCGGCACTACCGCGCACGAGTGGATGCGACCCGACAACACAAGCCTTAGGGGGGGGGGATTATGAATTAGCGAACCTGTATCCGCGTGTCACCGGACTGCCTAAAACATTAGGCACCGACCCGGGTGTTATGGTCACGGAACCATCGCCGGGCACGTACCGGTTCAAAGGCTCCACCACACAAAAGGTTGACTCGTGGGATAGCCTGACATGTTCCGTCCATGTGGACGCGGGCACGTACACGCTGGACGCCACGGACTGGCCGCTGGGCAACGATTCATGGCTGATGGGCATACAAGCCCATATCTCCCCCGACGACGGGAGCGAAGGAGCAACTGTGTTCGGACCTCGTAACTATGGGCCGAAAACCTTGAAGGCCGGCACTCTCCAATGCAACATTTTCGTCAATACCACGGGCGAGGTCGATAAGACGTTCACTCCCCGCCTGTACAAGATCGACTGATTCTAGCCCCACACCATTCCGTGTGGGGCTTTTCCATTGACGGCCCCGAGTGGGCCGTGACAATCCTGACCCACGACCGTGGGCCACAAAACAATATTCACCTCAGAGAAAGGGGAAAAATTGGTTAAAAACAAGGACAAGCCGTGGTGGAAGCGTCTGCTCGCCAAGATCACGGCCCTAGTCGCCGCCGTCTGTATGATGCTGCTCCCGGCGACCGCGCACGCGGACATGCAGGGCATCGACGTGTCCAACTGGCAGTGCGGCATCGACATCGCGAGCACGCAGGCCGACTTCGTGGTGGTCGGCACCACATGGGGCACGGGACAGGTGTATAACAACTGTCTCGTGTCCGGCGTCAACACGGACGCCAACCGCATGATCGCCCAAGCGCAGGCATCCGGAAAAAAATTCGGCCTGTATCACTACGCCATGGGAGGCAACCCGGAGGCCGAAGCCCAATTCTTCTATCGCAACACGTCGAACTATTGGCGTCACGGCATCGTGGCGCTCGACTGGGAGATGGACGATAATCCCGCATGGGGCAACTGGGATTGGGTGCGCCGCTTCATGGCGGAGTGCGAACGGTTGAGCGGCGGTGTGCGCCCATTGCTGTACACCGGCCCGGTCGCCGGCACCATCCCGCAGGACATCCGCAACCGATACGGCCTGTGGATCGCCCAGTACGCCAACATGAGCCCGACCGGCTATCAGGCCAATCCGTGGATGATAGGCGCGTACGGTGAGGCCATGCGCCAATACAGCGGCACCGGTGTCGTCAACACGTGGAGTCCCATCGACCTCAACATCTTCCGTGGCGACGCATGGCAGTGGGATCTGTACGCCAACCCGGCCGGCGGCTCCACGCCACCGGCCACACCGGCCGCGCCCGCACAGCCGAGCGACCCCCAGCCCACTCCCAACACGGGTGGCATCAGCCACGTCATGCAATGGGGAGAAACCATCTGGGGACTCGCCGTCGCCTATGATGCATGGCCCCTGTCCGCATGGCATACGCCCAGCGGTGACATCAACCGCTACTACGTGGGCGACGTCGTAACCTACGGCGGCGGTTCCACCACGGCCGCGCCGTCCAACGGGGTTTCCAAGACCCTCCAGTACGGCGACACCGTGTGGGATTTCGCCACCGCGCACGGCTACAGCGTCAGCCAATGCACCGTACCCTCCGGCAACATCAACGTCTACTACCCCGGTGACGTGGTGACCTGCCGCTAAAACCAACCGATGCCGCCATTACTCCCGATGGCGGCATCACCACTATTTTTTTGATCGGAGCAAAACATGACCGACAACACGCCGGACACCCAACTCGAAGAAATCACGGAAACCGGCACGCCCAATATTCCCGACCATACGGCCACGCCGTACACTCCCGTGTTCAATGACACGGTGCGCACCGTCATCTACGTGGTCACGCTCGTCGCCTCGGTCATCGGACTCGGGTTCATGAGCTTCGGCTCCCCCGAAATCGGCGGTTTCATCAGTACCGCCGCAGGCATCATCGCCGCAGGATTCGGAGTCGCATACAACCCCGTACGCATGGCCGGCAAGTAGTCGCAGCGAATAAATACCACCGCCCCTCCCCCAGCAGTAACGCTGGACGGAGGGGCGGTTTTCGCGTATTTACGCTTTCATGGGCGGAAGATTGAAATACAATCGGGCGATTCGCTCAGCTTCGCGGTTCTCCCTCTCATTACCAAGCAACAGAAGCCAGATGGCATTCTTCCCCGCTAGAGGAATCGGAGCCTTTAGCTGCTTTATACAGCCCTGCTCTTGTAAAAACTTTGCACCACGGCTCAGTCGGTTTCGCGCTGTCCGTGTGCGGGCCATTGTTGTTTCTGCGGCAGTGTCTAAATCATGTTCCTTGGAGGCGATGACCATGCCCATACCCTCTATCATCTTGTCCCAACCCTCCCAATAACACCAGTAGGCACGGTCTTGATATACGACGGCGTTCACATCCTCTTTGTCGATTACCTTCGAGGCCATGTAGGTCATCATCGACAAAGCCAGTAGGTCTAGCGTCTGCTTGCCGTTTTCATCAGTCTTGGAGAATTTGCCTTGGCTTGCGAGAGCATATACGCGATCTACATTGCGGTAGCCCATCTGTTCCGTCATCTTTCCTCCACGCCCTCGACTAAACTTGGGAGTGGAACTCTTGCTAGGGTTTCGTTTTTCAACCCTGTGGAGTCTTCACCTCCATAGGGTTTTTTATTCACACTCACATGATAACAGATAGTCACACCATAATGGGAATAGTGAGTCACAGTCAACGCTGATTATTGCTCACACCGACATGTGAACATACATGGATAGATACTAAAAGGCTTACATGAATATTTATACAAAAACCGATTTTTGATTTTTCGAGCGAATCACCGTCGATTCCGCCACGCCGAAACCGTTCCGCAGCCCAACCCGAAGATTTGTTGGAGAATGTTGGAGAATGACATTCCTAGACGCCGGAAATCTTACCCGAGATACGATGAGACCCCTTGCAAACATTGGCGTTCGCAAGGGGTCTCAATGCCTAATCAGCGAGTGATTCAGCACACCTTCCACATCCAGTTGTGCGGGTCCTCGACTTCGCCGAGCTGGATGCCGAGCAGCTCGTCGCGCAGTTCGCAGGTGAGCTTGCCGGAGCCGCCGTCGGCGACGGTGACATCGAACTTCTCGGACTTGAAGCGACCGATCGGGGTGATGATGGCGGCGGTACCGCAAGCGAACACCTCGGTGACTTCGCCGGACTTGATGTCCTCGAGCAGCTGGTCGAGGGCAATCATGGTCTCGACTACGTCGTGGCCCTTGTCCTGCAGCAGCTGAATCAGGGAGCGACGGGTCACACCCGGCAGAATGTTACCGGTCAGGGACGGGGTCTCCACGTGGCCATCCTTGTGCACGGCCATCATGTTCATGCCACCGAGCTCTTCGAGGTAGGTCTTGGTGGCGGCGTCCACGAAGCACACCTGCTCGCAGCCATTCTCAACACCCTTGTACTCGCCGAGCAGGGAGGCGGCGTAGTTGCCGCCGCACTTGGCGAAACCAGTGCCGCCAGGGCCGGTGCGGAACCACTTGTCTTCAACCCAGATGCTCACCGGCTTGACGCCGCCCGGGAAGTACGGGCCGGACGGGGAGGCGATCACGCAGTAGTCGACCTCCTGCGGGGCGCGCACGCCGAGGAACGGCTCGGAAGCGAACATGAACGGACGCATGTACAGCGTGTACTCGCGGCGGGACGGCACCCAGTTGGCGTCGCGCTTGACCAGCGCGGCCACGGAACCGAGGAAGTCGTCAATCGGCAGCTCAGGCAGGTACAGACGCTTGGCGGAGTTCTGGAAACGCTCGGCGTTCGCATCCGGGCGGAACAGCCAGGTGGAGCCGTCGGCATGACGGTAAGCCTTGAGGCCCTCGAAGCACTCCTGTGCGTAGTGCAGCACGGAAGCACCCGGATCCATCTTGAGCGGTGCGTACGGTTCGACGCGGCGGTCGGACCAGCCTTCGCCCTTGGTCCAGGTCATGTGGGTCATGTTGTCGGAGAACACCTGGCCGAAAGCCGGCTTGTCGATGAGGGACTGACGCTTCTCATCGGATGCGGGGTTGTCGTTCGGCAGTACGGTGAACGGTTCGGCGAGCTTGTCGAGCGCTGCCGGATCGTGGTGCGTGTTTTCAGTCATTACTAGCTACTTCTTCTTGACTTTGGCGGCCCGAAAGCCACCATATGGGGTGTGTGCTGTGCGCTTGTGGCGCGAGCTCTGTTGCATACTTTTGCACACCCATGTGTTACTCGTGTAGCAGAGTTCACATGGTGAAAAACGAAGAAGCCCGCACCGTTCTCAACGGCTGCGGGCTTCCACGTTTCAGTTATGTTCTGAATTGTTCGCTATCGAAGCGATCGACTCACTTGGCGTCGGCAGCCGGAGCAGCAGCGTCGGCAGCCGGAGCAGCAGCTTCCGGAGCGGCGGTGGACTCAGAAGCATCTTCCGGCACCTCAACGGTGACGACGGACTCTTCCGGGTCCTCAACGTCGAGCTCAACGCCTTCAGGCAGAACAACGTCCTTAGCGAACACCTTGGTGCCGTCGGTTAGGCCCTCGACGCTCACAACGATCTTCTCAGGCAAGTTGGCGACGTCAGCGCGAACCTTGAGCTCCTGAATGTCGACGAATGCCACAGCAGCGCCCTTCGGGGTGCCTTCAACGAAGACCGGCACCTCGACGTCGATCTTCTCACCGGCCTTGACCTCAAGGAAGTCAACGTGCTCGATGATGCGCTTGACCGGGTTCTTCTGCACGTCCTTGACGACGGCCATCTTGGTGTTGCCGTCGAAGGCGATGGTGAACAGGGCGTTGGTGTGACGCAGGGCCAGGGTGGTCTCGCGCATCGGCAAGGTCACGAAGGCGGGCTCTTCGCCGCCGGCGTAGATGGTGGCCGGAATCTTGTTGGCAACGCGCAGACGACGAGCAACGCCCTTGCCGAACTCGGAACGGGCCTCGCCCTCAAGCTTAATGGTGGTAGCCATAATGGATACTCCTTGTAGTTTCGTTTCGTTCTGTCTCGCTCAGACGCCACGACACGCCGAAAGACACCCTACAAGGAGTGAAATACACCGAGTCGATAACGGAAGCTGTGTCATGTGTCAGCACGCACACTTCCCTCGCCAAAGCAACAATTGTCAAGTATACGCCAACTCCGGACTTTGGCGCGGTGATGCTTCGATGACACTGCATCCCGGCCGTCCCAGCCACGTCAACGTACGGTTTCCGCGAAATAATCCCTAACTTTGTGAAGAACGTACGCTTACCCGTTCTCAACGTACGGTTTTCACGAAATCGTCCGCCATTTCGTGAAAATCGTACGCTCAGCGACACTCAGTGTACGGTCTTTCACGAAGTTGGGGATGATTTCGAAAATAACGTACGATGGTGAGTACCGTATCGGGAGGTTGATATGACTCGTTCGGACGACGTCATCAATGAGGATGGCCATGACGTCATCGCCACACACACTCGCGTTGTCAGGGGTATGGCTGCGGCACTTGCCGCGATAGCCGCCACAGGAGCCGGCGTCACAGCCGCGGCCGCCAACGTCATGTTCACGTTCGCGCTGGACACCAAGGCCAAACGTTCGATGTTCAACATGCCGCACGAGGAGACACCGAAAGGCATCGAATTCGACATGTCCGAGCAGCTTGAGGCCGCCCGGTGGTTCGAGGAGGCCAAGCAATCGGTCACGCTGCGCAGCCATGATGGATTGAAACTCCACGGCTGGCTGTTGGACCCGGATTGTTCCGACCCACAGCCGCATCTATACGCGATCTGCTGCCATGGCTATGCCGGAGAGCCCGCGGAAATGGCCAAATGGGCGCATCGCTATGCGCAACTCGGTTTTACGGTCCTGCTACCCGCGCAGCGCGCCCATGAGTTGAGCGAAGGGCGTTACGTGGGTATGGGATTGCTGGAAAGCGACGATCTGTTGGGCTGGGTTTCGCTGATCACCGCAGCTGATCCGGATGCACGCATTCTGTTGCATGGCAATTCGATGGGCGCCGCCACGGTGATGATGGCGGCCGGCGATGCGCGACTCCCCCGCAATGTCATCGCCGCGATTTCCGATTGCGGATACAGTTCCGTGGTTTCGCAGTTTACGGATAATGCCGAGGAGATGTTCCGTTTGCAGCACTCGTTGGCCGCGCTGCTGGTCAAAG